AAAATTGACCGCTCCTTCACCACCGGCATACCCGGCGACGCCAACGACTGCGCGATTGCCAGCACCATCATCAGCATCGCCCAGCAGCTCAAGCACAAAGTGATCGCCGAAGGAGTGGAGACCGTCGAGCAGCTCGCCTTCCTCAAAGACAGCGGCTGCGACGAAGTGCAAGGATACTTATTCTCCAAGCCCCTGCCAGCGGGAGCGTTCGAGCAAGCGTTGCGCGAAAACTGGCTGCCACAATGACAGTTTTGCCTATGTGAGGGTGAATTCGGTATAATGCAGCCGATCAGGAAGCGTGGCCGAGCGGTTGAAGGCAGCAGTCTTGAAAACTGCCGACGGTGTGAGCCGTTCGTGAGTTCGAATCTCACCGCTTCCGCCATCATATATCAAAGTAAGCCTTGTCCTAACAGGGCTTCTTCTGTCCGGCGCGTCTGCCGAACATCAAGTGCTAGCACAGCAATGCGCCCGTCGCAGCCGCTAGTTGCGGAAATGGTTTCCGCAACTAGCGGTGATTGCTTGCACCCCGGAATTATCAATAATGTATAATTTAGTTCAAATTGGAAATTAACTTGCGGTGCTAACGCCGCCATTGTTGAATTAGAGAACTATGCCTGACGATCGCGTGAATCAGATAAATACTGTGCTGGACTTACTGCAGGAGGCGACCAGCAAAGAAGTGGTGCAAGATTTTTTGCGCAAGAAGGGACTACATCACTCCGGTACTTGGCCGGTCGTGCGCGAAAAATGGCTGGTGCCATACCTGAACGAGTTCAAGATCACTCTGGAGGAGTTGATTGAATTGGTTGTCTCGTCGGAAGAGTGTGGCGACCAGCACGTATTTCTTTTTCAGTGTCAGGCGGCTGACGTTGGCGAGATGTTCGACCAGGGCCGCGTTCACGCGACGCTTCGTGCGATGGGCTTGGAGCGTTTGATCGAGGGACGGGACATCGAACGCAAACCTCCTACCCCGACGCTGGTCGAAGTGCGTTGGGATGGCGCGCCGGTTGCACAGACCTTGACCATTAAGGAAGCAGAGGTGCACAAGAAGCATGTTCTGCACAAGGAGCGCCCTCGTGGCAAACTGCTGGTGAAGTATTACGTTGAGCAAGAGATTCGTGCTATCAACATCGCAAGGTTGCACCGCGATGGTCTGCTCGAGGTGCGTATCCAATCTCGCGATAACACCACCAAGTACGAACGCGACGTCAATCGGTTCCTGCGCCAGATCAACCAGTTCTTCCCGATTCTGAGGTTCCGTGAGCTTTCGCTGACGCCCGCCAAATCGGCAATGTGGGCGCGGCGTGCGGAACTGGGAGATCTGTTAAGATATACTAACGCTTCAGTAGTGGATGAATCTGGGAACAAACTCCAGGCCGCAACCGGCCGCGATGGAGGGAATTTGAATCAGAGCGCGGCGGGGCGAAGCGTCGATTTCGTCCTGAGCGATGATGAGAATGCCTATTGCTCGGACTCGAATCTTTGGTTCTCAAAGTCTGACCATATTTCCAGCCCTGTTCACGTTTTGTTAGAAGGTAACTCGAATGAGTTTGCAGTTCCACGAAAGTGCTCAGCAGAGGATTATGAGTATGTCCTCCGACAAATTCGACATTTTAATCGATGAGTTCCCCGACGAGACGGCAGCGGTGCGCCGTCTTCGGGAGGAGATCGTTCGTGCATTGGCGAGTCCTGGGAGAAAGGAATACTCCCCGACTCGCCTGTATGACTTGCTGCAGCCGTCGAATTACCGAGTCATGATCCGGTTACTCTCCAGCGCCTCCGACAAGGGCTTACTACACAAATACATACGCGTCGAATCCGCAAGTGGAAAAGGGGGGATAGGCGACTATGACTCGGTCATTGACGTCCCTCTTCAGCTTTATGACAGCCGTATCGGCCGCATGGTCGATGTCACTCAAGACCAGCTTGAGATGATCTATTCGATTGAGCGATAACCTGCAAGCTATGGAATTCAAGAATCTGCAGGAAGCGCAGCAGCACCTTCAAACATTCAGCGACCCAGGCGAGCGAGCGGTTGCAGAAGCAAATCTCTTTAGAGGGGCGTCTGTCCCGGCGACGGCGAAGAAACACATCGTCGTGCTCTTGCATGGGATGAACACGAACGCCGAATGGCAAGAAGCGATTGCGGAGTCGATGCGTAACTCTCCTGAGTTGGAGCCTACGGTCGTGGGCTATGGCAACTTCAATCCTCTCAAATTTTTTGTGCCGTACATCTTCCGACGTGGGCGAATCAAGAAAGTGCTGACGGACTTGCGAGGTATAAGGGCGCGAAATCCGGACGCGGACATTTCAATAGTCGCTCATAGCTTCGGTACATATATCGTTGCTAAAATCTTGGCCGCCAATAGCGACGTAAAACTCCATCGAATCCTGTTATGCGGAGCCATCGTGGATACAGACTACGACTGGTCCGCTGTGTCTGAGCGGTTTAGCGAGCCAGTGGTTAACGACATTGGTCGCAGGGATATTTATCCGAGTTTGGCCAAATCCTGGTCCTGGGGCTTAGGCAACAGTGGCTGCATTGGCTTCCAGAACAGTCTTGTTCGAGATCGCCATTTTATGTACGGCCATAGTGGGTTCTTGAATGTGCGGCACATGCATAAATTTTGGCTTCCTTATCTGATTGACGGGAAGGTAGTTTCATCTCGGTACTCAAGATTACGGAAAACAATGGGTTTGAAGGAGCGCGCGTTGCGCGCGCTGTCTTGGAGGTACATTGCGCTTTTTGGGGCGGGTGGTTGGGCACTTGTCCATTGGGATGTAGTGCCCTGGTGCTATGCAGTGGTGATGAACTTGTTCCGATCTATCTGGTAGGTTTAACGCGCTCACCGACGCGACGGTACACTTTCTTTGTGATCTCTTTGTCGCTATGACCAAGCAGCCGGCTTGCGTCGTCCAGGCTGTCGATTTCGCTGGCCGCCTTCGGGCGAATGTCGCGGAACTGGAAAGCCAGGATGTGCTTGGCCAGCTCGTCGTTGCCGGCTGCGGCCGCCTTGACGCTGGCCGCTGTGCGCGCGGCGTTGAACCTGTCACGAAGCATCTTAAGGGAGAGTTTGTCGCCCTTGTCCGTGCGGATCAGGTGGCCGGTCCTGCATGGAACCGGGTTAGCCAGCAGGCGGATGATGCATTTGTCCAGATCTGACTGGTGGCCGTCGTTGACCAGGCGGATACGAAGGATGCGCTGGGTCTTGCCCTGGTGGACGTGCAGCTCCCCCTGGCGCACATGGTGCTCCGTCATCTTCAGCACATCGGCGGGGCGCTGGCCGGTCAGGTAGTTGAGATCCATCGCATCGCGAAGCTCGGCGCTGCTCACCTCGTATACGGCGTCCCAGACCACTTCATCCGCGTAATAGGTGCGCGGCTTCTCCTTGTTCTTGCGCACGCCTCTGCAAGGGTTCTCACGCGTCGTGAAGCCCCATTCGCGCGCCATGTTGAACACATGGGATAGCAGGGAGATTTCACGGTTCGCGCGGACCTTTGCGGTGCGCGCATCGCGGTAGCGCGCAATGTCCTGTGGGGTGATCGCGTCGATGGGCGCCGTGTCGAATACGGCGCGCAGCTGGCGCAGCGAGCCGTTGTTCTCCCGCTGGGTATCGGCGCCCTTGTTCGGTAAGATATCGCGGATATAGCGCTCGAACACGAACTGCATCAGAGTGGCGTCGGTCGGAACCGGCGCGCACTCCATCACTGCCCACTGCCTCTTTGCTTCGTTCAGGTCCGTGCCGAGCGGGATTTCCTTGCGCTTGCCGGCGTCGTCCCTGCCGTTGTAGTAGTAGCCGATCCACAGCTTGCCAGAGGCAAGCTTGCGGACACGTTGAACCATGCGGGGAGGCAGCTTCTTGCCAGTAGTCTTCGGACGCATTGCTTATCTCACCTTCGACATGTCCATGCCCCAGCTGGAACCGGCGTTGTTGCTGGCCAGTGCGGCCGGGTTGATGCCGGACAGCTTGAGGCGCGCATACAGGCGACCGATGATAGGCATGCCGGCACGGTTCTTGAAAAATACCCACCCGTTCTTCTGTAGCCATTCCACCTGGTCTGCTTTGCGCTGACAGCCAGAGATCGTGCTGACCTCATCCTCGTCCAGCGTTTCGGATGCGATAGGGAGCTCAAACATGAAAGTCATTGCACGCTCCAATTTTTCATTGCACGGCCCTTGGCTATTTCGGATGGCGTCGCAGCCTGCAAGGCAGCGGCTACGGCTGGCAGATCTTCAAGCGCGACAATCGGGATGTCCACGTGTTCGTCTCGTGCCAAAGCGGCCTTGGTGTGTTCGTTGTTCATTGAGTGCTTTCTGGCGTCGCTGGCGCCGGTTCCGTGTGTTGAATGATGGGTGCCAGCGTTATGTCGCTGGCGCCCAGCGGCGTGGCATCGCCGGACAAGTAGACTGCGGTGTCAATGCGGCCGCCCAACTGCTGGAACGTGAGCGTGTGGATGAAGCGCTCGCGTTCCCGGTGCAGCACAGGGTGCGCCGTCTGCAAGGCATGCAGCAGCACGCGGTTATGCTTCTCGATCAGGTGCTGATCGTCGCCTGCAGGCGCCTGGTCGGGAGTCGGTTTCTGGGTCATGCCTTCTCCTTATCCTGCCGCGAGCTGGAGCGGATGGCTGTTCGAAGCGATACCGGCATTAACCTTGGCTTGCCTGCCCGCCACCCATCCTTGTGCACCGTGCAGCTGAGCTACGGCCGGGTTGGCCAGGTCACGTTTGGTCGTGGCCAGCTTGCCGACCTGCGTGTACTCCTTTGCCATGTACGCCGTGATTGCGGCCGCGTGCTCCGCGTTGGGTGCGGGCGCGGTGCTGTTGCGCATCACCGCGTGCACCCATCCGACGCAGAACTGGTCGGCTGCGGCCACCTTGTTCTTGCGATAGCGTGCGAGGTTGGTCTTGGTGTACTCGGCGCGTGCCTTCACCAGCTGGCGCGCCAGAACCTCGAACGAATACGCCGCCACCTCCGCAGCGGTTCCGGGGGCGATGAAGTTGTAACCGCCGACTATGTCGCCGCCGGCCAATTGGCGCGCGAACAGCAGCTGACATCCAAACTGGTCGGCGACGATGTTGGCCAGCATCGCCTCGTATGCCGGCGGACGCTTCGATGCCCGGCTCTTGGTCCAGTGTGCCTGGACACCCGCCGCCAACAAGTCCGGTTGCTCGATGGCGAAGCGCTGCATGAGGGCCTGGGCCTGTGACATAGCGCGTGCCGCTTCCTCGGGGAAGGGCGACTTCGCGAGCGCCAGGCACGCGCGGATCTTCCGGATAGCGTCGGCTCGGTTCATGCCGCACCGCCTTTAGCCAGGTGCTCGCGCGCCCTCAGCAGCACATGCTGGCGTTCATGGTGGCGGGTCATTCCGTCGGTGATGATCGAGCGCTCTTCCAGCTGGAAGTTGATGTGCTGCTTTTGCGAGATCGTAAGGTGCTGGAGCATGGCTGTGATGATATGGTCGGCAGCCTGCAGTTCGTCGTGCAATTCTTTGACGGTATATGGCGCAGTCGCTACTGCGACAGTCAATGGCGCTTTTTTTTCACTGCAGGTCATGCCAATACCTCCAGTGCAGCTGTGCCTGTCTTGGCATGGTTGGTGCCAATCATGTCGAGGTCGTTCCTTAGCCAGTCGCCGAACGTTTCGGCGCCACCGCTGTTCAGTTCGGCGAGTACGGATTTGTAAAAGGCGGGAGGCAGCGCGGCCGGCGCGTCCAGAATGAAGAAGCGTCGATTATCGGGATCGAAAGGAAGTACGTCTTTATCGCCAGACAGAAGAACAAAGTTGGCCTTGTTGCGGACAAGTGTGCGCTCCTGCCCCTTGCGATCGATGCGGAGTTTGTCGCTGGTGAGCAGGTGTTTTATCTCAGCGAGACCACGCTTGTGGTCGAAGTCGTCAACCAGGACGTATCGCTTAGACATCAACCAGCCATTGAATGCCCCGCGCAGAGCGTTATCGTCGACAGTGGCGCTTTCCACGTGGGAGTAAAGCGCGCGCACTACGCTACCGAAGAACAGGCTTTTGCCCGCACCTTGGCCGCCCCGTACCCAGAGGGCCGTGGTCAACTTGCTGTTGTTCGGGCTGCGTAGCGGGTAGGCCAGCCAGCGCAATACGAACAGCGCTTTGTCATGGTCTCCGTTGCAGAGATGGAGCAGCAGAGCGTTGATATTTGGAGTGGTGGTCGGTCCGGGGGCACGTACGGGCGTGTGACGTTTGATGCCGCCCCACAGGCTTGCGCCTGCAGCTGCGATCGCGCGAAGCGCCTTGATGAAGGCGGTCTTGAGGCCGATGGCAAATGCTGGAGCGGTGGCGCCAATAAGCACGGCAAAGGTTGCGACGCTGGTTTTCATGTGCTGTCCAGTGTTGGTTAGATGGATTGGTTTTTTGTGGATGGGAAGGGCCATTGCGCCGCTGGCACGACACGTTTCTGCTTGACCTTGACCACCGGCCCTTCCGGCGCGTGCGCGCCGCCCTGGGGCTCCTCCGCCGCCTCGGAGGAGGTCGGCCGGGGCTTGAGCGTGATCTTGCTGCGGTTGGTGGTTTGGCCTTCTACCTGGCCTGCGCCAAGAGGCTCATCGGACGCGTGCATTTCCTCATGGGCTGCAATCGTCAACAGCGTCTTATAGCCCTCGTCGCTTTCAATCTCATCGCCGCGCACGAGTTGCCAAGTTTCCACGCCCAGGCACTCGCCGAGCAACATGTCCAGCATCAGCGTCTGTACTTCGCCGGCGCCGGCCTGGTCGATATATGCGCAGACGCCGTGATCGCTGCGATCTTCAAATGGATAAAGGTCGCCGATAAGGTCGTCTGGAATCGAATGCTCACTAACCATGAGCTTCGCCAATGCCCGCAGGGATTCGATCGTCAATCCGCCGATCCCGCGATGACGGAACTGGCGGTAAATCGCCACGCGGGTTGCGGTCTCGCGTTTTGCTCTGTCCAGCCTGGCCACGCGAGCAGCTGCCGCCTCTTCCTCGCGCTCGCGCTTTGCGATAGCGGTCGGCGCCGCAGCTGCAGTTGCTTGCTGTGCATCCCAAGCTTCCTTCGACAGGCACACACCGGCCTTTTCTGCGGCCTGCTGCAAGTTGGCCTTGTCGTACAGTTTCCGCACCTTCCCGTTATCGAGCTTAACGATGGCCTTGGCCGGGGGCAGCTGGCTTTCGCTGAGAACGGCACTAAGCAGGGCCATGCGATCAACGTTGGGTGCTAAGCGGTCCAACTTCCAAAGGCCGGCATCACCAAATACGCTGGTCAGGTCGCCCAGCGTGGCGGTGGCTTCGGCGCCTTCCAGGACGGGCACGTTCTCCTTCGTGGCTATCCGGATGATGCGCTCGTCATGGGCTGCGTTCTTCTCGGCGAAGCAGTCAGGGTCAGTGCAGATATTCTTGTCCACGTCCGGATACAGCACTGGATCGTTGCCAGTGCGCTTCGGGCAGCGCGCGCATGAGCCGGCCTTCGCCAGCAGCTTGCCATCGCCTGGCTCGAACCTGGCCTGATCCAGCGCCAGCGTGTACCGCGCCTCGATCCAGTTGCGCGCCGCGCGTACCGACATGGGCTCATTGCCATGCTGTGGTTTCAGTATCTCGCCCAGCGCCTTGGTCTGGAGCTTGGGTACCGGAATGCGTGCGATCAGCAGCGCGGTCGAGGCCGGAAGGACGTCGATGTTGTCCAGGAATTGCTCGCGTACCTCAAGGGTGAGCGCGCACAGCTTGAGCCGGCCGTAGATGTAGCTGCGGCTTTTGTTCAGGCGCTCGGCCAGCTGGTCGGCCGTGTAGCCGTGCGACATCATCAACTGCTGGTAGCCTTCCGCTTCCTCCTGCGGGTGCGGATCTTCACGCTGCAGGTTTTCCAGGATCTGCAGTTCCAGCGCATCGTGGTCAGACAGCGTGCGGGAGATTGCAGGGATGCGCTCCAGTTCGGCCATGACGGAGGCGCGGAAGCGGCGCTCGCCGGCGACGATCTCGAACTGCTGGGGCTCTTTCGCGGTTGGGGTGACTGGGCGGATGAGGATTGGCTGTGCGACGCCTTTGGCTTTGATGCTCGCGCTTAGCTGGGCCAGCTTCTCGGCATCAAAGCGCTTGCGGTTGGTGCGCGAGATACGGATGCTGCCAAGGCTGAACTGGCCGAAGGTGCTGCCGTCGCTCATCACCAGTTCGTCAACGACGATCGGGCGGTCACTAGGGGCCGGAGCGGGTGCCGGCAGGGTGATCAGATGTGTGCTCATAGAGTAGCGATCCTTGATTAATCGCGGTCGTTCGCCGCGTGCTTTTTGAAATCGAAGCGCTGCGGTGCCAGCTGCGCCTTGCGGCGTGCTTGTGCCTCGGCCATGCGTTTGAGGCCGATCTGCAGCGCGGGAGTGAGGGCGGGGGTGACGGTGATGCTGCAAGGGCAATCGCCATGGGCACCGGAGGTGTCCATGTAGACGTCCATGCTGGAGCGGCCGGTTGTCACGAAGCTATGCGTTCCCGCTGCATCGCGCACGGTGACGTCGAAGATGCCGAGCAATAGGGCGAAGCGCTTTAAGGCGCAGCGCAGGTCGTCCGCGGTGTCGCCTGGGAAGCTGGACATGCCGTCGCCTTCGAGGATCTCAAGCGCGGCCGACGCGGCGTGGAAAAGGTCTGCGGCTGGCGTACCTGGCGCGACGGTTTCGACGGCGTTCATTTCGCTTCCCCGATGCGTGCTTCGGTGAGTGCAGACGTCTGCACTGGACGCGTCAACTTGCCGAGGCCGCGCGCTGCGATATAGGCGTGACCCTTCAAACCTCTGTAGGGATCAGGCTTGGTATGGTCTTGTGTAGCGCCAGTGTTCGGCGTTTTGATTACTGATTTTGCAATGGTCATCATGCGCTCCAGCTATCGAAGGAAGCCCATGATAAGGCAATGCTTTACTGTTGGTCAAGCGAAAAGCAAAGCTTTGCTTGACCAAATTTGCTTGACCTAGAAAAAAGCCCGCGATTTGCGGGCCATGTGGGGTGAGACGTTGGCGCTTACCGCCGGCGGGCTTTTCGGCGGTGTTCCGCCATTACCCCAATGATCACCAGCGGGGTAATGTCGCTACGGAGAGTGGGGTAGTCATCGTTGAGGGGCGCCAATTCGAAGATCACGTTTCCATCTCTATCCGTCCCGCGGGGCCGGTATTTTTTGAAGGTTGCCTCTTCATGGCCATTCTTTGCAGCTACGTACTCACCTGGGCGCGGTTCCCATTCGGGCTCAATAATTACGAAGTCTCCGGGCCGGAATTCCGGTGCCATCGACTCTCCCTCAATCTCGAGGGCAAACGCCCACTTCGAGTATTCGTCATCGGTGTAAAGTGCCGCGTACCCATCTCCTAGGGCGTATGGCTCAACGATCTCTCTTAATGCGCCTGCTTGTATTGCGGAAATCACGGGTATGGCTCTTCTACCGATCGGTGCAGGGGAAACGTTGGCGTCAAATTTTGGTTGCGTGGTGGCAACTACACGCAATTTACCATATTTGGACGGCTCGGTAGCTGCGTCATTGAGAAACCAATTGATGTCCAGATCGAGTAGCTCCGAGAGCTTCAGCAAGTTGGGTTTGCTAATTCTCCCGAATGTTTCCCATCCCGTTATTGACTGCTTTGTCACGCCGATAGCTTCAGCGATTTCTTTCTTGCTCTTGCCGCTATCTGTAATGGCCTGGCGGATCTTCTCAGACAACGTTTGGAGTGGCGTGGCAGTCATTTGTATGTTGTCCGGGTAATCAAGCAATGCTTGATTGTCTGTTGATATGGACCAGTCAATCAATACTTGACCACGGTAAGGCGTTGCTTTACCATCCATCGCATGAACACTCCTTTCCAAAAAGCATGCGACATAGTCGGCGCCGCGCAGTTGGCGCAAATCCTCGGCGTTTCGCCCCAAGCGATCAGCGAATGGCGGAAAGCGAAACGTCCCATCCCCCTTGAGCGGTGCGCTCAGATCGAGCAGGCGACTGAAGTGCAAGTTACTTGCGAAGAGCTCCGGCCCGATAGGAGCGAGTTCTGGGCTTACCTGCGTCTGCCCACCAGCAATCCTGCGCCCGGCGACCGTCTGAAATGACGGCCCTTCGCCTTGCATAACTTAATCATAGCAATAACAAAATACTTATAAAACCCAAGGACCCGAAGGAACTACTGTGGAACTGCTTTCTGCTTACCAAGAAATGATCAAGGTTCATGGCTGGAACGGCACCGCCGCCACCCTGGGCCTCACTAAGTCCGCACTCGAAGCGCGCGTCTATGAAGTCAAGGGCGTCGGCATGCGGGTTGATACTGCGATGCTGATTCAACGGTACGCCGGAACCAAGCACTTCGCCCAGGCGATCGCTTTCGCATCCGGCGGCGTGTACTGCGATTTGCCAGAACTGGATGAGGGCGTCTATGACGACCCGGAAGCTAAATTCTTGGAGGTGTCGATCGAACTGGGCGAACTCGCTGCTGCCTATAAAAAGGCGAAGGCGGATGGCGTCATCAGTCGCGCCGAGCGGAATCAGCTGCAGGGCATAGAACAAGCTATGCACAAGACCATGCGCGAGCTGACTGCGGCAATGTTTCGCCGTTACGGTCCAGATATGGTGGCAGACGCTGCAGTGAGCGAGGCCGTCAATGTCTGATGCCAACTGCTACCCACGCCGCGACAGCATGGCCTTCGCTGGCCTGCAGACCTTATTCAATATTGGCGGCGTTGCGACCTCCGATGCATGGCGTGAGGCCGCCGGTTCCGTGCTGACTGCTTACCAGTTTCAGACGCGCGTTATCAACGTGCTGAAGTTGCATGGGCTGGTAGATCCCGGCGCCACGCACAGCATCACAGACGCCGGCAGGACCACTCTCGGCGAACCAACTTTGGCGAAGGCTCCTTCGTTCGGCGATGTGGCGCAACCACGCACCGCGCGCCCGTTTTCGCCTATGAAATCGCGTAGCCGCAGTTCAATGGTTTACCGCGAAGGTGCTTTTGACTATAGGCAATACCCATCCCTGGCCGGCGGCCAACGCATCCCGTACAAAGCTGATGGCAACACTTAATGATGTAACAGTGCAGATGGCGGTGGACCTGCCGCCTCTGCCGTCTGGCCATCCCATACTCAACGGCAAAATCAACAAGTTCGGCAAGGGCAAAAAGGCCTGGTACAAGCTGAGCGAGATCGTGCTGCGCAACGGCCAACGTGTGGTGACCGGTTGGTATGGTCACTTCCACGGCCGCGATCCTGGCACGGTCAAGGTGGAGTTCGATTGGACTGGGCTGAGTGAAGACGATCGCGCGGAAATCCATCGGCGCCAAGCTGAAAAGGCGCGAGAGGAAGAGCAACGCCGCCAGCGCGCAGCAGAGCGCGCAGCAGGCCGCGCACGGCAGCAGTGGATGCGCGCCGAGCCCGCATCGAGCGTCGCGCTGGTTCCGTACCTGGTGCGCAAGTGCGTGAGCGGAGACTTTGCGCGGGTCGATGAGCACGGCAACCTTCTGGTGCCGGCACGCCGCTACCTTGACGGGCGCGCCGAACTGGTATGCGTGCAGAAAATCGACAGCGAGGGCGAGAAGCGCTTCAATGGCGGAGCAGATATGGTTGGTGCGGTTTGCTTGCTGGGCAAGCTGACGCCTGAGACCATGCGGATAGGGATTGTCGAAGGCTATGCCACAGGCCAGTCCGTACGCATGGCCACCGATTGCGCCATGCCCGTCATGGTCGCGTTCAATGCCGGCAACCTGGCTGCGGTGGCACGGCAGCTGCGCACAGACTTCCCCGATGCCGAGATCATCTTCTTTGCCGACGACGATTGGCAGCTGGAGCAGCGCTTCCTGCGCGACCTACTGGCCGAGTTCGAGGTGGCGCTCGCGCCGCCAATCGATGGCAAGGACCATGTCGTCACAACGGACTCCGGCGGCCGCGTCGAGATTCGCGCCACCTGGCGTGAGGACGCGACTGGCACAAGCTACATCGAGGCTGATGTGCGCGCCGGCCGTCGCATGCGAATGCTCAAATTCGAGAATGCCGGCATCGCTTCGGCGCGCGCAGCCGCGGATGAGGTGGGCAATGCGCGCGTCAACTGGCCGGTGTTCGCGAATCGGGGAGATAACAAGTGGACTGACTGGAACGACCTGCACGTGCAGGAGTCGCTGGACGTTGTCCGCAAGCAGTTCGCCGCCGTGCTGGCGGCTGATGCTGGCATTCAGGACACAGCGCCGGACGATTTCGTTGCGGCCTCTCCCGCGCCCACACAAGCGCCGCCCGCTGCTGCAGCGCATGTCAACGAGCCAGCACCGCCGGCGGCTCTTCCCGCTCCCACCGAAGAGGAGGCGCTGCCGCAGCTACGCGCGCCGACGCTGGAAGTGCTGCTGGCGCACTTCGCGCTGATCTACCCGACCACGGACGTATGGGACGGCCTGCGCAAGCAACGTCTCAAGCGCAGCGCCTTCACGGCATGGGTCGGCAAGGAACTGGCGGCCAGCTGGGAGAAGAGCGAGCAGCGCCGCGCGATCGTGCGCGAGTCCTTGCCGACGCTGATCGGCGGCCGCGCAGCTGAGGGAGGGGCGGGAGGCGGACGGCTGGGGGAGATGCTGAGCCAGCTTACGCTGCTGCGTGGCACAGAGACGGTGTGGGACGGTGTGGGCCAGCAGGTGATGAGCCTGGGGGCGGTACGCGCCAACTACACGACCGAGATCACGAACAAGTGGCAAGAGCATGAGCAGCGTAAGACGATCGAAGCGCGCAACCTGGTGTTCGATCCGACGCAGCAAGCGAACCCGGATACTCACGTCAACATCTTCGTCGGCTGGCCTTTGACGCCAAAGAAGAACGAGGCACTGCTCCACCCAATCCTCGCGCTCCTCGACTCGCTGTGCTCGGCGGAAGACAACGTCGATGCCTGCGTGGAATGGGTGCTGTACTGGCTGGCCTATCCGCTCCAGCATCCCGGCGCCAAGATGCAGAGCGCGCTGCTGTTCTTCGGCGAAAAGCAGGGCACCGGCAAATCGCTCTTCTTCCAGGACATCGTGGCCCAAATCTATGGCGAGTACGGCACGGTCGCCAGTCAGCACCAGCTTGACTCCAGCTTCACGGCCTGGCGCTCGCGCAAGCTGTTCGTCCTGTTCGAAGAAGTGCTGTCGCGGGAGGACAAGTACAGCCACAACGGCACGCTCAAGTACATGATCACCGGCCGCGACATGAGCATCAACCAGAAGAACCTGCCGGAGCGCACCGAGCGCAACCACATGAACAGCGCCTTCCTCTCGAATGAGCCGCAGCCGATTCCGATCGAGCTGGAAGACCGGCGCTTCCTGGTGATCGAGGCGCGCAAGAAGCAGGCGCAGGAGTTCTATGACGCTGTGCGCCGGTCGATCGATGCCGGCGGCGTTGAGGCGTTCTATCACTTCCTGCTCAGCCTCGATCTGGGCGACTTCAACGAGCACACCAAGCCACCGATGACGCTGGCCAAAGAGCGCGTGATCGAGTTCGGCCTGAACGGCTGGATGTCATTCCACCGCGCATGGAAAGACGGCTACCTGGATGCGCCTTACTGCACCTGCCTGACCGAGGACTTGTACAACGTGTACCGGCGCTGGTGCGACAAGAGCGGAGAGAAGCCGCTGACGCTGACCAAGTTCAGCGGCCTGATCGCCAGTCGGGAGCACAAGGCCAAGCGCAAGGTGGCGGTGGGCAAGAAAGCCAAGATGAGCCGGATGGTGTACGAGATTGAGAACCCCGAGGAGCCGGGCACGCTGGAGCAGCAGATCGAGTCCTTCCGAAAGAGGGCCGATGTCAGGGCCGATGGTGCACTCGGTTGAGTGCAGGGTTGAACAGGGTATGAATTGAACCCTGCACCGCGCTAGGCCGCATGAATGCAGGCTTGGAGCAGGGTATGCAGGGTTATCAGGGTTTCACGCATGTATGCGCGGATTCTTGTATTGATGGATGCGTGGGCTTTTTATTCCCGCATATACAAAACAACCCTGCATCCCTGCATACCCTGCACAGAGTGAGTGTTGATGCGGGTATGCAGGGAGCAGGGTTAGAAATAGACCCTGCAAACCCTGCGACAGATTGATAACGAGAGGCTGATGATGAAACTGAACATAACTTCGAACTTTGCGGACTTCGCCGAGCGCCTGGCGGGGCTGGGCCGCCAGGCGCCATTCGTCGCCGCCGTGTCGCTGACGCGCACCGCCAAGGACGTGCAGCTGGCCGAGCGTGAGGAGATAGTCCGCGCCTTTGACCGTCCGGTGCCATACACCTTGAACAGCACGTTCCTGAAGGCGGCCACCAAGAGCCACCTAGAGGCGAAGGTCTGGTTGAAGGACAATCCGTTTGGCAAGGGCACGCCGGCGGACCGCTACCTGGCGCCGCAGATCTTTGGCGGCCCGCGTCGCCTCAAGGGGATGGAGCGTGCGTTGGCCGCTGTCGGACTGCTGCCAGCCGGCCACTATGCCGTGCCGGCGGCCGGTGCGCAGATGGACGCGAACGGCAACGTGAAGCGCAGCCAGATCATTCAGATCATGTCGCAGCTCAAGGTGCAGGAGCGCGCCGGTTACCAGTCGCGTGCCACCGGCAGCGCGCGCTCACGTCGTACGGTGGCGAAGCAGGGCGTGACGTACTTCGCGTTGCCGCAACCGCGGCGTGGCCTGGCCGCCGGCATCTACATGAAGCGCCAGTTCGCGCACGGTTCGGCGATCAAGCCGGTCTTCATCTTCACCACGGCCATGCAGTACCAGAAGCGGCTGCGCTTCTTCGAAGTGGGCGACGAGACCGCGCGCCAGCGCTTCCCCGAGCATTTCCAGCAGGCGTGGGCGAAGGCGACGGCCGAGGCCAAGGTGGGTTGACCGCCCCCACCCCCATCAAGGTACTTCCAGCGGGTCAGCTGGACGAGGGTGATTCAGACCCCGTCGAAACGCTAGTGGGTGCCGAAAACATTTCCTGACAACTTGCCTGACAACTACTGAGTACATGCCAAACCTGACAACAATTGCAAAGTGGGCCGAGTCGCTGGGGATCTCCCGCCAGCAAGGGTACACCGCCCTGGAGCGCTGCGAGATCCCCGTCACCGATGGGAAGGTGGACGCCGAGTACGCGACCATGCTGTATCACCGGAACACGCGGCCGCGCGCCAATTCGCGGCGCGACCAGGCCGAGACCTCGGCCCCCGGCAACCTGGGGAGCGCGCCGCAGCCGGACAACACGCCTAGCTACGAAAAGAGCCGCGCCAGACGGGAGGCGGCGGAGGCGGCGCAGGCCGAGATGAAGGCGGCGGATATGGCGGGCCTGTACCTGGTGAAAGAGGATGTCGATGCCGTGGCCTATGAGGTGGCGCGCGCCATTCGGGACGGGCTGACGAACTGTGCGCGCCGAGTCGCCAGCGACGTGGCTGGCCGAAGTTCCGCGGAGGAGTGCGAGGAGATCATCGACCGGGAACATCGTGCCCTGCTGGAGAATATGGCGCTGACCTTCAAGGCTCGCCTGGGCGTGGTCGGGGGATCGGACAGCCAATGACGCCCGCCATCGCCATCGTCGCCGACGCCTTTGCGCGTGGACTGGAGCCGGACCCGAACATGACCGTCGATGCGTGGAGCGAACGCTACATGGTCATCCCTAAATCGACCGGCGCTAATGAGTACGGCAAGTACCGCGTCTCGCGCACACCGCACGCGCGCCAGGTGATGCTGGCGCTTTCCGATAACCATCCTTGCAAGCGCGTGGCACTGATGGGCGCGTCCCAGATGCTCAAGACGCAGGTTGGCCTGAACTGGTTCTGCGCCAGCGTGCACCAGTCACCGTCGAACTTCCTCTGGATTCTGCCGACTGGCAAGCTGCAAAAGAGGACCAGCACCCGTATCGCCAAGACCATCGACGCGGTGCAGGAGGTGCGTGAGCGGGTGGCGGCGCCGCGCTCGCGCGACTCCGTCAACACGATGGATACCAAGGAATACGTCGGCGGTGCGCTGACCATCGTCACGGCCGGCGCCGCCGCCAATCTGTCCGAGCTGCCGGCGCGCCGCGTGCTGTTCGATGAGGTGGACCGCGCGGTGATGAACGTGGATGGCGAGGGTAGTCCCGTTGCGCTGGCCGAAGCGCGCCAGACGACATTCCAGCGCAATCGCAAGGCCTACTATCCCAGCTCGCCAACAATCGAGGACGAGTCGATCATCGCCGGCTTGTATGCGCAGGGCACGCAGCACGAGGCACTGGCCGACTGCGTGCATTGCGGCCATGCGCAGCCGCTGGTGTTCGAGCGCCTGCAGCTGGCGAGCGATGGTGTCACCGCGATGTATCCATGCGCCGAGTGCGGCGCCTTCATGTACGAATCAGACAAGACGCGCATGTTCGCGCGCGGCGCCTGGTCGGAGGGCGTCGTGGGCGACGGCGAGACGGAAAGCTTCACGATCAGTGGCATGTTCCTGCCGTACGGCTGGGTATCCTGGAGCGTGCTGATGACCGAGTATGCGGCCGCGAAGGCGGCGCTGGAGAAGGGTGACGACACGCTCATGATCACCTTCTACAACACGCGCCTGGCGCGCTGCTGGGCGCGCGCGAAGGAGAAGACCAAGCATGAGGAACTCATGGCGCGTGCTGGATCCTATCTGCTGGGTTGGGTGCCCCCTGAGGGGATGGTGTTGACCGCCAGCTTCGACACGCAGAACGACCGCCTGGAGTTCAAAGTTGTCGCATGGGGTGAAGGCCTTGAGGGCTGGATTGTGGATTTCCAAGTGATCCATGGCGACCCTGCCGACGAGGCGACGTGGCGAAAGGCCGAGGCGCTGGTGAACGGGCGCTACCGCCATGCGTACGGCGAGCTACTTCGCATTGAGGCCACGTTCGTGGACTCGGGCGGCGCCCACACACAGGACGTCTACAACTTCACCTATGCCATGCGCAAGCGCGGCGTGCACGCCATCAAGGGCTCATCCAAACCTAACCGCCCGATCATCAGCAGCAAGCCCAGCCTAGTGGATATTACCGCCAAGGGAAAATCCGAGAAGCGCGGCGGCAAGCTGTGGTTCATCGGTACGGATACGGCGAAGGATTACTTGGCAAGCCGTTGGAAGCTTAGCGAAGGGGCCGGTGCTATCCACTTCCCCGGCAACCTGCCCGAAGACTATTACAAGCAGCTGACCGCCGAGTATCGGGTGACCAAGTACAAAGGTGGCCACCGGGTCAGCGTATGGGAAATGAAGAAGGGTGACCGCAACGAAGCTGGCGACCTGATGGTCTACAACTTGGCTGCTGCGCACCATTTGGGGTTGCATAGAAAAGGTGAAGCCTGGTGGCAGTCATTGCGCGAGAAGCTGAACCCGCGAAATATGGACATGTTCAAGTCGCTGGACTTGCCAGCCGTGCCGGATGTGCAGACGTCTGCACATACTCTGGGCGAGCAGAGGGAAGCGCGCCCGGAGCATGTCGAGATCCAACCCCGAATCGCGACGCCGCTGCCAACAGCGGTGGCAGTAGCTCAGGTTGTGGCGCCAGTTGTACCCGCGCGCCCGGCTTCAGGCGGGAAGATCTCGCTGTCTGGTCTGCGCAGGGGGATGCGATGAGCGAAGACCCGAACCCCGACATCGTGGAAGTGATCTTGATGGCGTGCCAGGCTGGGGGCTTGTCATCCGATGCTGCGAGGACTATCGAGTCGCGCATCCGTGCCGAATATGGGGGGCTTCGCGTGCGAATTCCAAAGCGCAAAAAACATCCATCGGAGCTGGAACGAAGTGAGGCGTTTCAGGACGGCCTGACCGGAATGGCCACAGAGGAGTTAACTGCTAAGCACAATATCAGTCGAGCGACCCTGTACCGACTCATGAAGTCGAAGGCGTAACGTCTCAAATTGCCCTGTTTTCAAGTTCGCTCACTCCATAGACTTCCCTGCAAAGGGGGAAGTCAAATGACCGGAATCACACTTGCACAAGCACAGGCCCAGCTGGAATCGTACCTGGCTGCCGAGACTGCAGTTCTCGGCGGCCAAGCGTACGAAATCGCAGGACGCAAATTAACCCGCGCCGATCTGCGCACTATTCAGGCTGGCATTGAGGCATGGAACGGCCGAGTAAAGGATCTATCCGGCACGGCGCGAGGCCGCCGTCGCAGCCGCACCGTGGTAGTGGGTGGTTGACATGCGAAACATGCTCCCATTTATCGCGCCTCAGAACGCGCTGGACAAGGCCATCGCGTATATCGCCCCGCGTGTGGCGGCAAAGCGCATGGCCGCGCGCGCCACCATGGCGCTCGCTGGCGGCTATGCCGGCGCCAAGATCGACCGTGCTACCCTGAACCGCTGGCAACCGGGCGGCGGCTCGCCTACCACCGACATCATCCGTGACCTGCCCATGCTGCGTGCCCGCAGCCGCGACCAGATGCGTAACGCGCCGCTCGCGCTCGGCGCGGTCAATACCCACGTCACCCATGTAGTCGGCACGGGCCTTTCCTACACGCCCGCCATCGATGCCTCCTTCCTGGGCCTGACCGAAGAGGAGGGCGAGGCCTGGAGCGCTGACGTGAAGCGCAGGTTTGACACCTGGGCCGCGTCAATGGACTGCGACCTCAGCCGGCGCTTGAATTTCTATGGTCTGCAGGAACTCGCTTTCCGTACTTCGCTGGAGAGTGGCGATGCAGTCGTCATCACGCCGCGCATTGCGCGCGCCGGTGGCCCGTTGCGCCTGGCGCTTCAACTGGTGGAGGCAGACCGGGTCTGCAATCCAGACGGCGGTCAGAATACCGCGACACTGATCGACGGCGTGGAACTAGACGAGCGCACAGGTGAGTCCGTGGCGTTCCACGTCGCGCGCCAGCACCCAGGCGATGGCCTCCTCGGCAAAAACACGTGGGACCGTGTGGTTGCGCGCGGCAGCAGCACCGGCCGCCGGAATGTGCTGCACATCTTCAAGCCACCAAGGCCTGGCCAGGTGCGCGGCGTTCCGCTAATCGCGCCTATCCTGGAGCCGCTCAAGCAGCTGCAGCGCTGGACGGACGCCGAGCTAAATGCGGCTGTGGTCAGCGGCATGTTCAGCGTGTTCGTCAAGATGGACCCGGAAGCGTTCGATGACCTGTTTGACGATGATGCGCAGAAAGCCATCGTCGAGAAGGCGGCCAGCTGGAGCGGTGAAATGGGATCCGGCCAGGCCGTGAATCTGCTGCCCGGCGAGAGCATTGAATCACCAACGCCCGGCCGTCCGAATCCCGAGTTCGATCCGTTCTGGTCGGCCATCGTGCGGCAGATCGGCATGGCGCTCGATCTGCCGTTTGAAGTGCTGACCATGCACTTCCAGAGCAGTTACAGCGCGGCGCGCGCCGCGCTGCTGATGGCGTGGAAAGCATTCCGTGCGCGCCGCGATTTCCTGGCCACATATCTGTGCCAGCCAGTGCTCGAGCTGTGGCTGGCGGACGAGGTTGCAGAAGGGCGTATCAGCGCGCCCGGCTTCTTTGCGGATGAGCTAGTGCGCGCCGCCTGGTGTGGTGCCATGTGGATCGGGGACGGCCCCGGCAGCATTGACCCAGCGCGGGAAGTGGACGCGGCGGAAAAGCGCGTGGACATGGGCATCAGCACGCTGGAGGCTGAAAGCGTGCTGCACGATGGCGTGTCGTGGAAGCCGAAGCACGCGCAGCGTGTGAAGGAAGTCGCGGCGCTCAAGGCTGCCGGCATCTACTATCCGCCGGCTGGACGCGCTGCACTGCCTACACCTCAACCGGATGACGTCAGCGGGGTATCCACAGGAAACGAGTGAAGTCCTATGGGTCGTCTCAAATTGCCCTATTTTTGAGACGACCCGATCGATAAAGTTGGTGAACCGAAACACACCAGCGCCTATCGATCGATGAATATCCTTGATGTCCTGAACGGCCCCTGGGCCATCGAGCCAAGCCGCCTGCTTGAACTGCAGGCGATCTACGCCAGCCACTTCCACGGCGAGGCTATCGACATCGCCGCGGTCGAAAAGCGACTCGGCCGCCCATTGGCGAACGAGCAGCGCAGCTACGAGATTATCGACGGGGTCGCGGTGCTGGCCATCGAAGGTGTGCTGGCCAAGAAAATGAACATGTTCAGCGAGATCTCTGGCGGCGCAAGCTACCAGAAGGCGCAAGCATCGTTGGACGCTGCGCTGGCCGATCCGGCCGTGCACAGCATCATCCTGTCGATCGACAGCCCAGGCGGCACGGTTGACGGCACCGAGTTGCTGGCCAATGACATCCGCGCCGCGCGCAGTACCAAGCCCATCGTCACCCTGGCCGGCGGCACCATCGCCAGCGCGGCGTACTGGGTTGGCAGCGCCGCGAGCGCCGTCTACATCGCGGACTCCACAACCAACGTCGGCTCCATCGGCGTTGTCACCTCGCATACCGACATCAGCGCGCAAGAAGCTGCTCGTGGCCGCAAGACCACAGAGCTCACGGCTGGCCGCTACAAGCGCATCGCCAGCCAATACGGCGAGCTGACGGACGAAGGCCGTGACAGCATCCAGGGACAACTGGACTACATGTACTCGCTGTTCGTCGGTGCAGTTGCTGAGAACCTCGGCGTAAGCGTGGAAACCGTACTCAACGACATGGCCGACGGCCGCGTCTTCATCGGCCAGCAAGCAATCGATGCTGGCCTCGTGCACGGCATCACCACGCTGGACGCGCTGGTGCAGAAGCTCAATGCGGACCGATTCACCAGCCCCAACCAGACAGGCGCCGCCGTACGCGCTGTTCAACTTTTCAATCACCAAGGAGGAACCATGACGATCACCGCTGAGCAAGTTCTGGCGCAAACCCCGGCCGTAGCCGAACAATTCCGCGCTGAAGGCGCCGCCACCGAGCGCGCCCGCATTCAGGCAGTCGAAGCCCAGAGCATTCCAGGCCACGAAGCACTGATCGCGAGCATGAAATTCGACGGAAAGTCCAATGCAGGCGATGCAGCGATGGCGGTGCTGGCGGCCGAAAAGGCCGGCCGTGCGAAGCATGTCGCCGCCAATGCTGCTGACGCGCCCAATCCGCTGCCTCAGGCGCCGGCCGCTACCGTCCCACCAGCGGCGGCGAGCGCAGCTGAGCCGCCGTCGCGTGCGGATCTGGACGGCAAGGCGCGTGAGTACCAAGCAGCCCATCCCGGCACTTCGTATGTGGCCGCTTACAAAGCCGTCGGCGGCCAGTAAGCCACGGTCTCTTTAACCCACTTCAAGGAATCCATATGGCAGCTAGTGCTACCAAAATTTTGACGCTGAGCGTCCTGGCTCAAGCCGCGCTGCAGCAGTGCCGTGCTGTCACGGCGACCGGTGCGTTGCCAGCCGCTGGCGCGCGCTGCGCCGGCTTTACCGACTTCGCCGCAGCCATTGGCGAGCGCGTGGGCTATTGCGCGCTCGGTACCACGGTTGTGGAAGCCGGCGCCGCCTTCCCAGCCGGTTCGGCGCTCGAGTTGGACGCTCAGGGCCGCGTCATCGCGCGTATTGCCGGCGTAACCGTTGCGCATGCCCTGGAAGCGGCCGGCGCCGTCGGTCAGCGCCTCGAAGCGCTGATTGTGCCGAACTGATCAGCATCCCCATCCAATACCCATAAGGAAACCATATGCCTCAAATGAGCAATTCGCAGGTGCGCATCGTTGACCCGGTGCTGACCTCCGTGGCGCAAGGCTACACGAACGCCGAGTTTGTCGGCAGCGCCCTGTTCCCAACCGTGGGCGTGTCGCAGCGCGGCGGTAAGGTCATCCAGTTTGGCAAGGAAGACTTCATGCTGTATGCGACTGGCCGCGCCCCCGGCCAGAACACGAAGCGCGTTAGCTTCGGCTACCTGGGCGCGCCGTATGCGCTGGAAAGCCACAGCCTGGAAGGCGTGCTGCCCATCGAACATGCGCAAGAAGCGCAGGCAGTACCGGGCATCGACCTGGCCGCTGTCACGGTGCATGGCACGCAGAACATCATCGCGCTGCGGCTGGAGAAGCAGCAGGCCGACACCGCGCGCAACGTCGCCGCCTATGCCGCGTCGAACAAAATCACGCTATCCGGCGCCTCCCAATGGAGCGACCCGGCCAGTGATCCGGTGGCCGCGTTCGAAACCGGCAAGGAAGCAGTACGCAAGAAAGTGGGCAAGCGTGCCAACACGGCTGTCATCGGCGCGCCCGTCTTCACGGCGCTGAAACAGCATCCGAAGGTTATCGACCGGATGAAGTACACCGGCCGCGATGTGGCGACCCCTGAGCTGCTGGCTTCCCTGTTCGGTCTGGACCGCGTGCTGGTTGGCGATGCTGTCTATGCCGATGACACGGGCAACTTGGCCGATGTGTGGGGCAAGGATGTGGTGCTGGCGTACACGGAAGTCGGCACTGTCGCCGAGAAGGGCAAACCTTCCTATGGCTACACCTACCAGCTGGAAAACTACCCGGTCGTTGAAGTCCCGTACTTCGACCGCAGCAGCAAGAGCTGGGTCTTCCCCGTCACCGATGAAGTCGCGCCGATTATCGCTGGTGCCGATTCCGGCTACCTGATCACGAACGCAGTTGCGTAAGGACCGACCATGAAAATTCTGATCACTTCCCCTGTTGAACATGACGGCAAGCGCTTGCCGCTGGATAAGGTGGTAGACCTGCCGGACGATGCCGCACTCGCGCTGGTGGCTGCTGGTGTGGCCGAGCGCCTGGGCAAGGGCAGGGCAGCCGACGACACCGAAAAGGTCTGAGTCACACATGATCGGCTCCGACCTGACCCCCTTCTTTGTGCCTGGTGAATTTGTGCTGGAGGGTGACGCACTCAACGGCGCGCCCGTCGCCGGCATCTTTGACGCGGCCTACGCCGTGACGGGGGAGGGCATGGGAATGGCTGACACGCACCCGGTCTACACCATGGCGAGCGTTGCAGTACCGGCCCAGTCCGTCGGCCTGGTGCTGGTCTGCGCTGGTGCCCGCTACGAAGTGGTTGACACGCAGTCAGACGGCACAGGCGTGACGTTGCTGATCCTGGAATGCCTTTGATGCCCAGCGCGTTCTCCGACATCACCGGCGCTTTGGTTGCCCTGCTCGAAGCCACACCACCGCTGGTGGCGCGGGTCTATCGCGCGCGGGATCGCCAAATCCCGGAAGGCGCGGACAGCGCCCTGAACGTGCAGTTCGACGGCGGCGTGCCCGATCGCGGGGCAATCAAGGATGCGCCGGTGGACTGGCGCTCAAGGTTCACGATCGAGTGCTATGCCAGGACAGTGGCCGGTGCGCCGGACGAGGCGGTGGATCCCCTGATCGTCGGCGTCTACGAGCGGCTTGCCGCTGATACCACGCTTGGCGGACTGGTGGACGACATCGAGGGACCGATGATCGAGGCCGACTACAGCAGCGACGGCAAGAAAGCAGGGTGGGTGCGCATGACATATGTGATCGCCCATCGCACCACAAATTTACTACTGGGATAACCATGGCAACGAAGAATACGAAACTGGCCGGGACGGCCGATACCGATGCGGTCGTTCCGCCCGCACTGCCAGGTGGCGGCTCGTGGCGCTGGACTGGCGCGGAATGGGTGAAGGCGAGTTCGCCGGACGAGGCCGTTGTTACCAACACTACCGAGGAATAAACCATGCCACGCTATATTCGAAATACCGTCATCCTGGCTAAGGTCGAGACCACGGCAGGCGCCGACGCGCTGCCGACCGGCGCCGCCAACGCGATCCTGGTCTCCGACTTCAGCATCACCCCGCTGGAGGCCCAGAACATCGACCGCAACCTGGTGCGCGGCTACTTCGGCGCCAGCGAGCAGCTGGTTGGCCCGGCCAGCGTCAAAGTCAGTTTCTCGGTCGAACTGGCCGGCTCTGGCACCGCCGCCACCGCCCCGGCCTGGGGCGTGCTGCTGCAGGGCTGCGCGGCCGGCGAGGGCCTGCTCGTTACGCCGAACCGGGTCGAGTACTCGCCGGTGTCCGCCGCCCTCAAGACGCTCACCATCTACTACTACGACGACGGCGTGCTGCACAAGCTGCTGGGCGTGATGGGCGACGTCACCATCAGCGCCAAGATCGGCGAGCGCCCGATGCTCAAGTTCGACTTCGTCGGCCTCGACGGCGGGGTCAGCGCCGCCAGCGCCAGCGGCACCTTCACCGCCTGGAAGAAGCCGGTGGCGATGACCAAGGCCAACGTGGTCGACATCACGCTCGGCTGCACCTACGCCGCCGGCGCGATTTCCGGCGGCGTCGTCTATCCGAGCACCGGCCTGGAGCTCAAGTTCGGCAACTCGGTCGGCTACACGGCGCTGCTTTCGAGCGAGACGGTCGACATCACCGACCGCGACTCGACCGGCTCCATCGAGCTGGACCTGACGGCGGCGCAGGAGGTGACGCTGATGGCGACCGTCAAGGCCAGCACCACCCAGGGCCTGGGCTTGACCATCGGCACCGCGGCCGGCAACAAGATCATCCTGTACGCGCCCGCGACCCAGCTGCTGGCGCCGAAGAAGGTCGACAAGAACGGCAAGCGCCTGATCGGCTTCGACACCCGCTTCGTGCCGACCCCGGCCGGCGCCGGCAACGACGAATGGGTGATCGTCACCCAGTAATGGCGCCCGCCTCATAACCTGAACGAAAGAGAAAAGCATGGCCTATAAATTATCCGTCGCAGATGTTGTTCACGTCCCCGTGGTATTCACCCAGCCGGACGGCAACAAGACCAAGAAATTCGACTTCACCCTGACCTGCGAGCGCAAGGGTGTGGATGAATGGACCGCCTCCATCAAGAACGAGGAGGGTGAGTTCTCGCCCGAAAAGATCAAGGAAAAGATGCTCGATCTCGCCACCGGCTGGTGCGAACGGCAGAACTTCGTGCTGGAAGAGGACGGCACCCCGGCCAAGTTCTGTCGCGACGCGTTCGAGTACATGGTGGACCAGCCTGGCGTGCTCAACATCATCTTCAAGGCCTACGGCATTGCGAGCGCGGCAAAGGCAAAAAACTCGTAGCGGCTGCGCGCCTTATGGCGCGTGGCCAGCTGCGCTTCCCCGAACAGGATGAGAGCGCGCAGGCGCCGGCCGACGAGATAGCGGAGGCGCTGGCGGCTGTTGGCTTGTGCCTGGAGGACGCGGCGGACGTGATGGCCGAGGACGAATTTTATCTTTGGCCGGAGAACGTGGCGGTATTCAATTTTTGGATGCTGGTGCAGACGCAGTGGATGAGCGATAGCGGGGTTCGCACCGGACTGAATCACGCCAGCGTCGAAGCGGATATGCGGATGGCCGGCGTGAAGAAGAAGCACCGCGCGGAGTATTTCCGACTGGTCGTCGCGATGGAATGCGGCGCGCTGGATGAGTGGTCCAAGCAACGATAAAGGATAGGACAGCAATGGCGTACACAACGGGAGGCGGCACTATCATCCGGATCGGTGTCGAGGGGGCGAATACCACCGAGGCCCAAATCGATCGTGTCGCTGGATCCATGGACCGGGCCGGCGGCGCTGTCGGTTCGCTGACGCAGATGTTCACGCGGCTTGCCGCCCCCATCGCCGCCACGGCCGCCGCCTATCTGGGCCTCTCGTCGGTGGTGGACGGCGTGCACGCGTCGATCGAGCGTCTGGCCCAGCTGGACGACTCGGCGCAGAAGACCGGCTCGTCGGTCGTGGAGAGCCTGTCCCGGCTGCAAAAGGTAGCCATGATGACCGGGACCGATTTCGGCCTGGTCGACAAGGCAATCTTCAACCTGGGCAAGACCCTGGGTGGCACGGATGAGGAATCGAAGAAGGCCCGGGCCGCGCTGGCCGACCTGGGCATCACCGCCAAGGATATCGAGGAACAGGACACGGCCGCGCTGTTCATCCAAATTTCGAAGAGCCTGCAGGATTACCAGGATAGCGCCGGCAAGTCCGCCACCTTGAACGGCATCTTCAAGAAGTCGGCCGAAGATCTGGCGCCGTTCTTGAATGACGTCGCCGAAAACGTCGGGAAATTCAAGGGCCGGACGGCGGAATCCGCCGCCGCCGCCTCCACGTTCCAGGACAACCTGGGGCTGCTCAAGGTTCGCTCGTCCGAACTGTGGGACACGCTCGCGGAAAGCTTGCTCCCGACGCTGGACACGTTCACCGGAAAATTGGCGGACGGCAGCGGTGCGCTGGGCCAGCTCACCGGTTACGTCGACGCGCTCGCCAAAGACGGAACTTTCAAGGCATGGGCCGAAGATGCGGCCAACGCCATCAATGCCCTGGTTGCCGCTGTCGTGCCCGCAGCTAAAATCACCGCCGCATACTTCGCTATCTTCGTGGCCGCGCCGGCGTTGTACTCGACCGTCGCGGGCGCGCTCTTCACCCTGACTGCCGCGGTGGCGACCTACGCGATGAATGTGCTGATCGGCCAGACCAACACCATCAAATTCAATACTGCGCTGTTCGGTACGAGTGTCGCGGCCGAGCTGGCGGCAGGTTCACTCTCCAAGGTTCGCCTGGCCGGCAACGTGCTTTTCGCTGCGTTCGCCGGCTGGGAGATCGGCACCTGGCTGCGTGAGCAGTTCGTGGAGGCACGCGTCGCTGGTTTGGCGTTCGTCGGCGCCATGCTGACGGGCTGGGAGTACGTGAGTTATGCGGCAAAGATGGCCTGGGAGGGAATCAAGTTCACGTGGCAGGCGACCCTCAATACCATGCGCGCCGGCTTCGCTGGCTACCTATCGGTCGTGGCGGATGGACTTGCCAAGATTGGCGCCAAGCAGACGGCTGATGATGTTGCAGCGTTTGCTGAAGCGATTAGGAATGCCGGCGGTGCGCAGCAGACGTTCGCTCAGCAGACAGCGGAACTGACGGCCGAACATCATGCCGCGCTCGACGCGATCGATCAGAACATTGTCGAGCTGGTCCAGTACGAGTTGAGCACGGCCAGCGCGACGACAGCCGACGCTGGCGCCGCTGACCAGAAGAAGAAAAATATCAAGGTCAGTGCAGACAACAGCGACGCCATCAAGAAGGAGGCTGAAGCCTACGCCGGACTCATTTCGGGCATCAAGGCCAAGGTGGCAGAAAACCGCCTTGAGCTGGCCCTTGGCGAAGATGCGACGGATAGCCAGAAGGCATCGATCAAACTGGACCAGGAGCTGGCGGCCGGAAAACTTGTGTTGACGTCTGCACATTTAGCTGCAGCTCGCTCGGTGCTGGTCGAGCAGGCCTCCACGGAGGTATTGCTGAAGGCGCAGAAAACCGAAAAGGACGTGTTTTCCTGGATCGTTCAGAGCACGCAGGCGCGCCTTGCATCGAAGGCCGCGCTGGAAAGCGAGTATGCGCTCTACGGCCAGAGCAGTGATGCGCGCGAGCTGGCGAACGTGGGGCTCAAGGCCGAGGCCGAGCTGGAGAGGTTTCTTGCGGACGAGCGCAAGGCGGGCAAGACCATTACCGAGGAAATGCTGGGCCAGTTGCGCGTTGAAAAGGACCTGCGCGTCAGCGTGGAGCAGGCCACCCTGGCCCAGACCAAAGCGCTCAGCTATGCCGGCCAGCTGCACCAGGAGAACGCGCGCTTCGCCGCAGAGTCCATCCTGGATGAGAAGGCGCGCGCCGCCGCGCTGCTGGCCATCGACGCCGACACGTGGCAGCAGCGTATTGCGCTGACCGCCGAGGGCACCGACGCGCGCCAAAAGCTGGAAGAAGAATACGCGACATGGTACAAAAACCAACTGGCCAAGCCGCAGATCGATGAGCAGAAAAAGTTCTGGGACTCCATCGACAAGACCGCGCACGACACTTTCGTGAGTATCGCGGACGGAAGCAAAGACGTGGCGCAGCGACTGAAGGATGCCTTCAAAAATATATTCTTTGATTGGCTATACCAGCAGACCCTGAAGAAGTGGATCATCAGCATTGGCACCAGCTTTGGAGGGGGTGGCGCGGCTGGTGCCGTAGGCGGGGCCGCATCCGGGACTAGCAGCGTGTTGAGCGCATTCGGCAGCGCGACGAATCTGTACTCAGTTGGCAAAACCATTTTCAACGGTTTCAATTCGGGAATCACCAGCACCATCGGCGGCATCGCCACCACTTTTGGCAACAGCATCGGCAGCGCTGCGGCATCGGCCTGGGGCACCGGCCTCACGCTCACCAGCACGCAGGCAGCAGAGGCCGCTGCTGCATACACTTCGGCCGCAGCCACCGCATCGGCAGCGGGTGAATCTGCGGCAGCCAGCACCTACGCATCGACGGCCGGCGGTCTGACGGGCGGCGCGGGCGCCGCATCTGCGATCCCGATCATCGGCTGGATCATCGCCGGCATGGCCGCCGCCGACGGCTTCCGAAAGCAGGGCTTCGACCCGAACAATGGCACGACGAATGCGCTTGGGCAGGTGGCAGCGCCACTTCCACTGTTTACCAACAATGCTTTGCAAAGTCTCGGTGTCAGCGCTTCCTTAGCGAATATTTTGAGTGGGGCATCGCTCAATACCAAATTATTCGGCAGGGCCAATCCTGTTGTGGAGCGCCAGGGCCTGCAGGGCACAATCACGGCCGGCGGTATCGACGCGGAGAACTACGCGGACATCTTGGAAAAGGGCGGCATATTCCGCTCGGATAACCGCTACGAGAAAACGGCGGCCATTGATCAAGGAACAGACGCAACATTCGATTCGACCGTCCAAGCGATAGCGGCGACCATCAAGGGGTTCGGCAAATCGCTCGGTGTCGAGGCGGACCAAATCGATGCCTATTCGAAGTCGTTCAAGGTCGAGCTGACCAGCGACGACGTGAAAAACCAAGAGCTGGTAGCGAAGCTGTTTGGCGATTTCGGCGATGAACTGGCAAACAACCTGGTGCCGAACCTCGGCGCACTAGCCGCTAAAGGTGAAACGGCCAGCACTACATTGCAGCGCGTTACCGGGGACTTCCTGGTGGTGCAGGGCGCTCTGGACGCGCTCGGCGTCACTTCGCAGCAGGCGTTCGGCGCGATCGGCGTCGCTTCGCTTGCTGCGCGCGAGCAGCTGCTGAAGTACGCCGGTGGCACCGAAGCCCTGGCGAGCCAGGTATCCTACTTCACACAGAACTTCCTCACTTCGGCCGAGCAGCTGGCGCCAGTTCAAAAGCAGGTCAACGAGCAACTGGCGTCTATGGGCTACTCCCAGTTGAAGACGGTTGACGATTACAAAAAGGCCGTGCTGGATCTCGCCTCGTCCGGGCAGATCGCATCCGAGAGTGGCGCCAAGACATACGCCGCGTTGCTTGCGTTGGCGCCTGCATTCAAGACGGTCGCCGATGCGACGAACGAAGCACAGCGCGATATGCTTGCGCAGCGCGCCGATCTGCAGAAGGAGCTAGACGGGCTGACAAAAACTTCGGTTCAGCTACTGGCCGAGCAGCGCGCGGCGCTCGATGCCAGCAACCAGTCCCTATTCGACCAGGTGCAGGCGGCGAAAGCGGCCAAGGCAGCTCAGGATGCGGCCAAGACCGCGATCCAAGGCGCGATCGAGCGCACGGCCGCATTCGCCGACTCCATGAAGAAGCTCGGTTCTGATCTGCTGGGCGGCGAGCTGTCCATCCTCAACCCAATGGACAAATACAAGCAGTCTCGGGCCGAGTACGAGAACAACCTCACCCTGGCGCGCGCGGGCGACGTCGATGCGCAGGGCAAGCTGGCCAGCCTGGCCACGGCTTTCTTGAACGCGTCGAAAGCTGTCAATGCCAGCAGCGGCGACTACACGTCCGACTTCATCAAGATACAGAACGATGCCGAGGCGGCCAGCAAGTGGGCGTCGCAGCAGGTTGACCTGGGCAAGGCGACGCTGGACGCCTACAACAAGTCGATTGGCGTGCTGGCCGACATCAATGCTGGCGTGGCCACCGTGGCTGATGCGATCCGCGCGCTGGCGGATGCCGGCGGCTTCGTGAAGATTGCGGGTTCGCACGAATCTGGTCTGACCCGTGTGCCGTATGACGGGTATCCGATGGTGGCGCATGAGGACGAGGCCGTTATCGACGCGCCGGCCATGGCCGCCATGCGGAGGTACTTCGGGCGCGCGCCATCCACCGGCGGCGGCAATCAGGACGCCGTGGTGGCGGAAATGAAGGCGCTGCGCGCCGAAGTGGCGGCCCTGCGCAAGGAGCAGGCTCAGCAGCATGGTGCCAGCGTTCAGGCGAACTACGACGCCAATAACCGTGCCGCCGACAAGGTCAACTCGGGCGCTAATCGCTCGGCTACCGAAGCCGCCTGGCAGAAGCAATCCCGAAGGGCTGCAACCGTATGACCGATCAAGATTTCATGGCATGGCTGCTCGACTCGGACGCGGCCCCGGTGACGCTGGTGGAGGTCGTGGTTGATATCGACGGCACCGACACCACGCTCTACCTGTCCAGTGCACCTTATGTGACCGGGCCGGCCGAGACCCCGCCGAATCTGGCATACCTGCCGGTGCTCGGCGGCGGCCTGCCGATCACAGAGCAGGTCTCGCTGAACGGTGATGCTGGATTGGTATTCGGCGACCAGGAGCTGGTGAACCACGATGGCTCGCTGGACGCATGGCTCGGCTACGTGTGGCGCAACAAGCCAAATCGACAGTGGATCGGCGACGCGCGCTGGCCGCGCGCGGATTTCCGCTTGGTCTTCGACGGTTTGGTGGATGACCTGGACCCGACCAAGGGCCGCAACACGCTCAACATCAAGCTGCGCGACAAGATGCAGAGATTGAATGCGGCGGTCACGGAGGTCAAACTTGGCGGCGCGTCGCCCAATGCGGACAGCATCGTGCCGGTGCCGTTCGGCGAAGTGCACAACCAATCCCCGCTGCTGGAGAACTCGGCGACGCTGACCTACCGCGTCGGCACGGGTCCGCTGCAGATCATCGACGAGGTGCGCGATGTCGGCATGCCGGTGTTGGCCAGCATCGACAACGCCACCGGCGGCATCACGCTCCAGTCCGGACTGGCGCCGCAGTCGCTGACCGTCAGCGTGGCCGGCGTCAAGAGCGCGGCCGGCGTCTACAGCAACCGCATCTCACCGCTGGTGCAGCTGATCGTCACCGAGTACGGTAGCGCCGCCCAGCGATTCACCGCGGGCGATTTGGACGCCGCGAACCTTGCCGCGTTTGATGCCGCGCACCCGCAACCGGTGGGCCTGCTTGTGGCCGACAACACCTCCTGCTTCACGGCCATTAAGCAGCTGGCGGCCAGCGTCGGCGCGCAGCCGATCATGTCCGCCACGGGCAAGCTGCGGCTGATCCAGATCGCGCTTCCCGCACCGGGTGCTGTGACCGAAATGACGGTGCACAGCATGCGCGAGCATACATTCCGCCCGGTGGAGCGCCTGGAAGTGATGGGCGCGGTCAAGATCGCCTTCTGCAAGAACTGGACCGTGCAGGCCAATATGACGACCGACCTCCCGGCGGCGCACAAGGACCTGTACGGCACAGAATGGTTGACGAGGACCGTCAGCGACGCCGCGGTGCTGGCGCGCTACAAGCTCGACGCGGATCCGGATCAGCGGGATACCTGCTTGCTGGTTGGCGCCGATGCCCAGGCCGAAGCACAGCGTGAACTGGACCTGCGTAAGGTTCAGCGCACCGTCTATCAGTGGGAAGGCACACCCGACATGCTCACGTTGGCATTGGGCGCCGCCGGTCGCGTAACGCATCCGCGCTACGGCCTGGCAGGCGGGCGTGATTGCGTTGTGGTGATGCTGGCCAAGAACTGGCAGGAGCGCCGCGTCACCGTCGGGGTGATGGTATGACGACCCTGGTCAATGATCGCGACATCCTGATCCAGGGCACGGTGCCGCGCTTCGCGCCGCCGACCGATCGCGCGCTGCTGGTGGCCTCCAGCGCGCAAGTGTTCAAGGTCGCCGCCAATAATGTCGGCTCGCCATCGTCCATCGACCTGACGGCCAGGCTGCTCAACATGGTTGGTACCGTCGCCTGGTCTGCGAGCGGCGGCAGCAGTTTGAGCGTGGCTGGCAACACGGCGACGCTGAATTTTTCCAGCATGGTGGGCATTTCATGCACGGTCACGGCGACGATCACGGTAGATGGCCAGGTCTACACCTCCACACAGATCATTACCAAGGTCAACGACGGCGTGACTGGTAAAAGCTCGCGCCGCGCGTACAGCAAAACGACGCTCACGTCGCTGAGCAGCACGCCGACTACGATCACCACGGCTGGCGACACGTCGTATCCACCACTCGATAGCTGGGGCGCCGGTACGGTGTGGGGGGGCTCGCCGCACCAGCTCGTGGCGGGTGAGCGGGATATGCTCACGGACGGAAGTTATGACCCATTCACCGATACGACCACTTGGCAGGTACCGTACTTGGTTTATCTGAAAGTCGCGCAGCTCTCGACGCTCGCGCTCGATGCCGGCAATATCACGGCGGGCGACTTCTACGGCACCACCATGCACGGCGGTACCGGCTACCCGACAAACGCTTTCGCGTGGCCAACCAACGGCGGCACGGGCTTCCACTTGAGTTCGGCGGGCCTGTTGCTGGGCAATGCCAACCTCGGAAAATACGCGCGGCTCGATTCTAATGGCGACATCTATACGCCCCAGTTCACCAGCATCAATGGCGTGGCCGTCTACTCGGGCACCTTCAACATCGCCAACCTGGCGGCCGTGAGCGCGCTGATCGGCCTGCTGCGCACCGCGACCAGCGGCGGCCGCATGGAGCTCGCGGACAACGTGCAGAAGGTCTTCGATACCAGCAATGTCATGCGTATCAGGCTGGGCAATTTGAGCCTTTAGACCATGGCATTCGGACTCCAAATTTTCGATTCAAGCGGGAACTTCCAGTTGGATGTGGGTGACCTCACGTTCCGGTACCGGGCTTCTTACGCCTACACCGCCGATGGCACAAACGACGTGCTGATCAGCGCGCCGGGCGCCGTGCCGGGCCGGTACTTCGCCATCACCATGACGGTCAACTCCGGACTCCCCGTAGTGGAGACGGACCAGATCCGCATCAAGCGCGCCTTCTTCGGCGGAGGCACCGCCGCCACCGTTCACCTTTTCAGCCTATGAGCTTCGGCCTCCAAATTTTCAACAGCTTCGGCGATGTCCTGATCGACAGCGAGAACCAGAATTACAGTCTGCTGGGCGCAGGCACCGTATCGGTTGCTGCTGGCGGTTCGGATATTTCGTTTTCCGCCGCAGTGGACGCGCCGCCCCTGGTGTTCGCTCGGTTCCAGTCCAGCACGCAGTACGTCGGCTTGACGACGCTGGACCTGTCCACCGCGCGGCTGTCCGTGTTCGGCTCGACCGTGGCCAACCCCGGTGACGACTACCTGCGCAGCCAAGCTGGCACGGTGGAGTACAAGGTGTTCGGCGTGGCCAAGAGCCTGGCGCCGAGCGGCGGCTTCGGCTTGCAGTGCTTCGACGGCGCCGGCGTGCTGGTCTTCGACTCGAACAGGCCGGGCCCGCGCGTGTCCGAGGTGGCGATCAATACGACGATCACCGCGCCGTCCGACTCCAATCGGCAGCCGCAGGCTCCTGCATTGGCGCACAGCAGCGGTGGCTCGCCGTGGATGCTGCTCAATAACACGCTCAACCCTTTCGGCTTCGTCTTCCTGCAAGACACGCCGGCGACGGTATCCGAACTGCTGCGCCCGTGCGTGCGCAGCGAGGCCGCGGGCTTCGTACGCATGGCTTGCGCCAGCGCTGGCCAGATCGGCACCGGCGGCTCTTACTGGCCATCTATTCCGATCCCATTCCCACTCATTAAATAGGAGGCAACATGCCCATTCTGCACCCCACCAATGCGCCCAACGGCATCAGCCTGGGCTACCACCTCGCGATCAAGCTGGAGGCCGATCTGGTCAGCGGTAAAGCGGTCGTGACCGTAGCATCGCATGCCGATGAAGCGGGTTTCCTCGCCGGCCTGCCGCTGGCCTGGCACTGGTATGTTCCGCTGGAGACAACCGTGTTCAGCGGGACCGGCTCGCTGCTGGAGGAGCTGCAAGGGGCCCTGGTCGCGCAGGCGGACAGCCCGTTCTTCGGCGGCCAGATTGTCGCCGACAACAGTGACACGCTGGAG